AACATTGCAGGAACATCATCTTTTGTTCCTGATCCTTCAGATGGATCTATGCCACCAGTTCTTCTAGGAAAATCCATTATATTACCACCATCTGCAGCGTATGTTATGCCACCTATTCTACCACCAGGTCCTCCTGCACCAAATGGTCTTTTTTCAAATGCTGTTCGATCATCAGTTGGCTCATCACTACCTGATAATAATTGAGCTAACAGACCTGCAGTTAAACCCTCACCCATTGGTGTATTTAACAGTCTTGCCAATAAATTATCGCCACCAACACCAGCAGATTTAAGCAACTCTGCACTAAATGTTCTTGGTTTAAAAGTCTCAGCTATTCCTTTAGTTGCTGCCTCTGTTGGAACTGAACTCACACCCATTTTCGCAGCAATTTCTGGGTTACCAGCTACTGTTCTTGCTCCAGACTGAGCAATTGTTCGGTTTGCAGCTTGACCAGCAGCCTGTTCTGCACCACCAAATTTATCAAAAGCAGCACCACCAACACCTGCAATCAACGCATCTCTTAAAGCATCTTTAGTTTTGCCACCCATTAATTTAGAGGTTAAAGCTCCAGTAACAGCTCTTTGAAAGAAAGGACTCATGCCAGTAGTGCCAAGTGCAGCAGGTCCTAAAAACGCTCCAATAGCAATGGGTGCAACAGATTTTAATAATTTACCTAAACTCATGGCTTTATACTAACCTATATTTATTGTTACGTCTATATCTTGACTTTAATTGTTCCATTATCGTTAAACAACGCACCTGTCTCTAAACCTTCACCAGATGTTGGTAAATCAGTAAGTGTAATTTTTGTGCCACGTAACTCTCCAGGATTTTGCAATTGATTAACCAACTGACTTAAACTTCTTACCATCTCACTAAAATATTGTGGATCATACTCGTCTGGTGGCAAGGAAAAATTTGGTGGTACAAGCTGTCTACTCATCTATCTCCATCTCTTCTTAAATCAACTCTGTTTGTTCCAAGTCTCCAATTAACTTTTTGTGCCGAACTTGTTACTCTTAAAGCAAAAGATCTTGCTCTTAATCTTAAATGACTTAACTCAGTTGTATCATTTACAGTTATTGTACTTACTTGATTTGTTGTGCTACTTGATGAAGCAGTCAAAAGACCACCTCCAGGAGATCTTTGACCAGTAAAAGTCATATTCACAAATTTTTGTCCATCGTTAATATCATTATCACTATTATCAAAGCTTACGTCTGGTAACATTCTTCTTAAAAATACAAATTGATCTCCATCTTGTATATCTATAGGACTTGATTGTATAAATGATGTAAAAGCAGTGCCATCGTTATCATTGCCTTTTTCGTGATTATATAAAAGATTAGAGTCAGTAGCTATAGGATATTGATAAACTCCACGATCTAACCACGAACTTCTTTTCAAATTACCTACATACCATATTTTTTGATCATAATTATATACTACATATTTATCATTTTCTCCATCACCACCATTTGATACTGAATTTGAGTTTGATGGATAAAACCAAAAGACCTCTCCAAAAGCTGAATTTACTCCTGCATAAACTTTCTCTGCTTGATTTTCATTAAAATCTCTAAATACATGATCTCTAACAGAACATGGTATTACTTGCACACGACCATCATATATATAAAAACGATCATAACCCATCCACATGACGGCATCACCCACTGCAACGGCACTGTTAAAACCACGAACAGTTATTGCACTAGCTAATTGATTTATACCAAAAGTAAATGGAGGTCCTATAAATTGCATGCTATGTACAGAAGTATCTGTTAAAATAATTATTTCTCTTCTTGTTTTGACTGCTGTAATTATTTCTGAACCTGAACCAATTCTTAAACTACCTGCTGTATTAGTAGAAGATGGTGTCCAAAAAAAAGGATTTTCTTGAGAGCTAAACCTAACTAAAAGTTTATCTTGTGTTTGAGAGCCCAACGGACTAGCTCCAAAACAAATGACATGACGATCACGTTCAGAGACTACTACTTTTCTTGATTTAAAAGGAGCTGCGTCAGATAATTCTAAAAAAGACTTTGCTCGTGTGCTTGTACCAAGAGTTTTATCCCAATAAAATAAAAAACCATCTCTCTGATTAAATATTAAATCTTCTCCAAAATTATCTTGAGACCATAAACGAAGTGATTCTCCAACAACTGTATCGCTGGATCTCTCTCCCCATCCTGTAAAATCATTAGCTGAACTTGTATTACCAGTAGCTAACTGTACAATACTTCCGTCAGCATGAGCAGACGCTGTTGTTCCTTCAGATCCTCTTGTGACAGTTAAGTTATCTGAAGAGACATTTGTAACTGTTAATAATTCATTATCTATCAATATAACATCTGATGCGACAATTCCAGTAGCACTAGTAACAGTTAGCGTTGTATCAGAATCAGAAAATTCTGCACCCTCATTTATTGTTGTAGATAAAGCAAAGGTATTAGTACCACCCCATTTTCCTGCACCCCAACCAGTACCAGGAACAACAGTGTTAATGCCAACATTAAATTGATACTCAGCATCAGCAGATCCAGCTCCTGTAAGAGCTGCATCAGCATTACCACTTAAAGTTATTACATAATTTGCACTATCAGTTACAGATGTGATAGAAAATTCGTTGTTTAATTTAGTATTTAAAGCACTATTTCCAGTATTAGCGTTACTAAATGTAACAAAACTACCAGTGCCAGCTCCATGATTAGGATCGTTGACAGTTACCAAAGCAGAAGATGTGGTTGATGTAAATGTGATTGCCATTTTAAGAAATACCCACTGTAACTGTTGCTTCGTTTGTAATAGATATTGTTACATTTCCTACTGCTGTATTCATTCCTATATCTACTAGCGTTGTATTTGTAATAATTGTTGGAGTACCAACTGCTGTTGTTCCTACTACTTTTAATTCATCTACTGGATCTTCTGACTCTACGGCAATTCTCTGTGCATTGTCTATTACAACTGTTCCCACTGCACTAGTTCCTACATTTCCAGTAATAACTGCCGTTACGATATCGCCATCAAAATCAACGATTGTTACACCATTGACAACTTTTCTTCTTATTGGCGTAATGTCTTTTATACTAAGGGATTCTTCTATGTAAAATTTTATTTCTGTGCCAATACCTAAATACTTATCACCCTCCAAATTTGCCCACGCATGTAAAGATCTAGATGTTCCTAAAAAAGTGGTGTCTGCATATTTTTCCCATCCACCAAGTTTTTCTGGATAACCAAAACGAAAACGAATGAGATCACAATCGTTCCAACCACCCTTATTAGAATAAGATGTTGTCTCTTTATTAATACCTGGTCTGAATTTTAAAGATGTAATTGGCATGATGTAATTTTACTTTAAAATATGATTCAAAGCAATAGTATCAAAATTTAAGTAATTTCATATAATTATTATTAAAAAAACTAATGCTTCTAGCCTTGTTGAAAAATTCTGTTTGTGGAATTAAATGTGTCTTAACTTTTACCTCAACATCTTCAATAGGAATCATATGTACAATTGGATATCCACCCTCTAATAAAGTTATGTTTGGCTTTTCTTTTGTACCACCCTCCTCCTTTAATAAATGAAAAAATACATGTATTTGAGGATTATTGTTAAAATGAGTAACGCCATTAACTACTGTAATATTTGGTCTTTTACTGTGATAGTGACAATTCGTTAACAAAAAAGGTATTTTACTACTTGTTTTAATCAACCACGGAATATTAAGTTTATGAAAATTTTCAGTAAAATTATCAAGAAATATAATTTCTGGAGAAAGAATATTATAGCTTTTTACATTGTATATTTCGTTCTCATACCAAGTTGCTATTTTAACATCGCAAGGCAAAGGTAAAACTGCACCTTTTTTAAATAAATTTAACATCCCACTACATTTTCTTATACTACTTACAGGATTTAAACCTTCATTTTTTAATGGTTTTGGTGCTTGTTTAAACCAAGTTGGTACATGATTTAAGGATTCTGATATAGGAAATTTTTCAAATATTAAATCAATAAAAGTAAAACAGTCTAATACAATAGGTTTCTTTTTAAATAGAAAATGAATCATAATGGGTTGCCATATTTATCTCTTATCTTATGTATAATGTTATGATCACATTTAGCACACTTTCCACAAAAATATGTACCACTCCAACAACTCCTGGTTAAACATTTCAAATCCCAAGGCAATGAATCCCAAGCCTCTTTTTTTGTTTCAAATCTATCTATATCAGTTCCATTGTATACTGTTTTAGGTGTTAAAAGCTCAACACGATGAGCACAAGCTGCTCCACTATCAATATAAAATTGCATACGATCATCATAAAGATAGTCTTGTGTATAGCCATATCTCTCATAAACTAATCTATCACAGTAGCTAAACCATCCAGCCCATACCTTATCAAGTCCAAATGCTCTCGCATAAAGACCTCCATAAAAACCACACCACTGATCATCTTTACCGAAGTATCCAGGATGATTAGATGGAAAATTTAAATCTAACATCATAGTCGCTCTTGAAAATTTAAAAGTGCCATAGTTTTTAGATATGTAATTTAAAACTTTTTCTGCAACTTCTGTTTGTATTGGTATTTTACCATGTTGATCTGTACACCATCCAAGTTCTAAATATAAAACTCTGAGTGATTTTTTCTTTTTTAATAAATCAACTAAAAGTAATGTACTGTCTGGACCACCAGAAAATAAGACTAACTCATCCATTTTTGTTTTTTCTCTGGATCTATTTGAAATACAGTATTCATTATAAATCTAGCTTTTATATCAGTAGGAGCACACGCTGTGTGTTTCCACATAGAAGGAAAAATTAAAACTCTATTTGCAATAGCTTCTACTTTGACTATCTCATCTCCTTTTTGTAAAAGGGTGCAACCATCACAAGTCGTTAAATATAGTATAGAAGAGAAACATTCGTTTGCTGGAGCCTGCTCAACATCTGTATGCCAACCTAGTTCGTAATTTTTATTAGAAACAGGATTGCAGTTTAATTTACATCTTAATAGTCTTTTAAATTCTAATTGATCCCAATAAGGCATTATTAAATCTAACTCTCCTCTAGGTACTCCAACATAATGTTTAGTGTCCATGTCTAAGTAACATATTGACCTAACAAATTGATAATCAAAAAGATCTGTAGTAATTTTATCTGTAAAAATAGATTTGGGATGTTTTTCTTTAGTATGATCTTTAAAAACATATGATGAATTAAAAGCATAATCTGAAATTAATCTAAAATGAGAGTCTGATAAAAAATTATCTTTTACATAATAATTAGACATTTAAATCCTAAATGGAGGTTTGCCTCCAACTAAAGCAGGGTTAATATTTTTTAATTGAGGCAGGTAAGAACCATGTATACCTTGTCCTAAATAATTTATATTAATTGTTATTCGAAAAGGAACATTTGTTGGTGCAGAACTTGAATGAGGTGTGCCTGGATTAAATAACAATAATCTATTTTCAACTGATTCTATCGGTGTCCCATCAAACATATATGTTGGTGCATCACAAGTTGTAACAAAAAACAAGCCACCTTGATGCCCAAAATTATAATCAACATGAGGAGCATGAATATAATGACCTTTCACATTAGGTACATATAAATTAGCTTTCATTCTCAACAACGAAACCATATGTAGCTTAGAGGAAATGTTTACAAAAGGTTGTATATCAATCCCTTTTGTCCACTCTTGTCTAGCTCCGTTTTCAACATTATGGATCATAGTAGCCATATAAAAATCATTATTGTCTGTGTCGTTTTTATTGATTTGATTTGATATAGTCCAAAAAGGTTCTGCTGATTCAATCAAATAACTTTTTAAAAAACCAAACTCATGTGCAGGAAGAAACTCGTCATACACAACATAATATGGATCTCCGTGACTTTCTGATTTTTTTACTATTTCTTTGTATTCTTCTATATTCATTATTTAAAAGGTTCTCCTAAAAACCAACAAACAACACTATTTCTGATGCCTTTTACTACAGGCTTGACTCCATGTTTTATATAAGAAGGAAAAAAAATAGCAGTACCTTGTTCTAAAGAATCTGTTACAACAAATTTTTCTTCATCGTCTGGAAAATGCAGTCTACCTCCTTCATAATATTCGGGAGGTGTTAGTTGAATAGACATTGAAAGTTTTCTAACAATTCTCATTTCTGGATTATCATAAACACCGTCAATGTGTGGCGTATAAAAACCTTGATTTTCAGAATCATATCTTGAAACTTGTATATCTTCTACTTTTTTAATGTTGAATTGATAGAATTTATTATTTACTTCTTTTGTTAATTTATAAATTGGTTGAAATATATCACAACTGTCTATGTTGTTATCAATCCAAGCTACATTGGATCTTCTAACTTTTGTATCTTCTACACCTTCTTCACCCTCTAAAGGTCCACCAACTCTACCCTCTCTGTATTGTGTAGCAATTTTCAATACATTGTTACAATAGTCTGGGCTGAATGCTTTTTTTGCAATTACTATGTTTCTTTTCATTTTTCTATATTAGTCCCTGTATATAAATTTTCTCTACCATCATATTTATGCTCTGGATAAAATGGACCATCTTTTTCTATGTAATGTAAAAAAACTTGCCTATGCCAATCATATGATAAAGGTTCTCTCCAATGTTCTTGACTAAAGCCTCTATACACAACGCCTTCGCCCTTTTGTAACTTAATAGCATATCCATCAACAAAAATATCCCAAGGATCATTTTTGTCTGACATATCAATACACAAAGTAACGCTGATTTGACATGATCCACGATCACTATGTCTTGGAAGAATTTCACCTTTGAAATAAGTTCTCCAAAAACTATACGAAGGAACTACTTCTTTACCTATAACTTCTTCAACTTGTGGTTTACAATGAAGTAAAAGAGACTCTACGACATGATCACTATATACTTGTTTTGCCTTTACAAATCCACCACCTGTTGATATTGGGACAAAGTTTTTTTCCCAATAATCCAAATGAGTAGAAATACATTTTGCATGGTCTTCTTCTATAAGTTTTAATTTCTTATTGATCATGATTTGCTACCTTAAATAAAATCTATAAAAAATCTATATATAAGTCAAATAAATTACAAGTTAAATTGTTTGTATATGTTTTTTACAAACTGACTATCTGTTTCGTGCTTTTCTTCTAAACAACCAACAATATGTACTCTATCTAATTGTCTATGAAAATTTATAGCAGAATGTTTTTCTTTTGTATTAAAAATATAAACAGAACCCTCTTCTAAACTTATAAGTTCTCCAGTTTCAAAAGCAAATCTGCCTTGATTTTCTGCTGTGTCTATTGGTATTTGAAATCTAATAGTCTTGTCATAATGAAACCCATAACAAGTTCTAGGCTTCAACAACATAAATTTTGATCTATAAGGTTTGAAAGGCAAACTTTTTAAACATTCAATAATATATTCTTTTTGTAGTATTTCATAATACTCACAATACTCTATGTCTGTTAGACCAATGTCTTTGTTGTAAAACCAATTCTCTCCTCTTTTAATTCCATCATTAAACGCAGTCACACCAACTCTATGTTGAAAAGCTACTTGATTTTGTTCATATGGTATTTTCTTTACTATAGAAGACAGTGAGGCTTTTAATTTAGGTACGTTAAAACTGTTTTCTAGTTTTATGTATTTTACGCCCAAGGAAGTGCTTTTTCACCAGCACCCTTGATATTAAGATCAAAGGTCATTAAATTGTCCATGTATTTTTTAACTTCTGCGATAACTTCTGCAGTCTGTCTTGCCTCTACCCAAGATATGGCATCATCTTCAGTGATATCACTATATGCAGTAAAGCTTTTGCCAATGTTACTTGTGTTCATGTCTAAGTTTACTTCATGAGTTTTAGTAATAGTGTTATCATCACCACTTGTGCCAGTTAGCGTAGCTTCTATTCTTGCCACAACATCTGTGTAGTTTTTGCCATCTAATGTAATGTTTTTAGTGTATAACTTATCTATTTTCCAAACATAAGTATTTGCCATTATTCTGTGCCTCCTGCGACTGTACCATTATTTGTGAAAGTTACGAGTGAAAAACCTTCAATGTAATTTCCTGCTGCTCCAACAGAACCATCATTACCTCCACTAGAACCACTTGTTGTTGAACTAGTGCCTGTTGCTCCATCTTGACCTGCTGCTCCAGCTTGTCCATAGCCACCACCAGTACCACCATTACCCCCAGCACCACCATTACCAGCTTGACCAGTTGATCCACTAGAACCACTAGCACCAGAATCTCCACCAGGTTGATTTTGAAAACCTCTTCCTAAACCACCTGCTCCTCCAGCACCACCATTATGTCCTGCGACTTGAGTTTGCGACTGTGACTGTTGAGGAAATTGTCTATATATAGGACGTACATATTGAGTTCCTACTGCATATCCCTCTCCGTCTTGTGTAACACCAGTAGTAAAAGATCCACTTGGTGGACCTCTGTAATAAGTATATTGCCCTGATGATAAAGAAGTAGCAGTATAATTTCCTTGAGCCACTAAAGCATTGTTCCAAAAAGCCTTTGACCAGTTGTATTGTGACCAGTTTGTAAATCGCCAGTCACCAGCAGACCAAGAGGCAGGAAAAGGACCTTGTTGACCAGTTGTCTGTTGTTGTTGCTGTTGTTGAAGGTTACCACCTTTACCTCCACCACCACCACCAGAGCCACCACCTCCTCCAGCTAATATACTTCCATTATTAACAAAAGTAACTGGGACTGCTACTTTGACTGCATCTCCTCCAGCAGAACCATTACCTCCAGTTCCACCATTAGCACTTCCAGCAGAACCTCCTGCTCCACCAGCACCTATAATATTTCCATTGTTTGTAATTGTAATAGTTCCTTGTCCACCAGAATCAACTTCAAGACCATACTCTGCTGTGTCGTCTGCACCCAAAGTTGTTCCAGATGGAATTAAAATATCTTTAGGGTAATCCACTGTGTAATCATTACCAAATAAGGTACTAGCATCTGCTTCAGTTATGCTTCCAGTAGCAAAAGTAAATCTAAAACCTTTAGCTTGATCGTAGTAATCACTTACATCAATAGCACCTGAAGTTGCAACAGAAGCAGCAAGGTTTGTGCCTTGATTGTTAGGTGCTTTTTTTCTAATATTAGAACCACCTCTATAAAGATCACCAAGACTAATTGCACTAGAACCACCTACAAATTCAGTTCTTAATGCTGAAAGAGATAAAGATTGTCCAGAACTTGGTATCGCCACCGATTAACCTCCGTTTAATATTTGTTGCTTTAGATGTGTTACTTCATTGCTAAGTTGTTTAACTGCTTCCATCAAAACTGCTGTTAACTTACCATAATCTACAGATTTTGTTTGCATCTCATCATCGGCAGTTAACACAACCTCTGGAACTATACCTTCCATATCTTGTGCTAAAACACCAACTTGAGTTTTGGCATTTTCAACATCGTTTCTTTTATAATAAACACCTTGCATCTGCATGACTTTTTCTAAAGCATTTTCTATAGGCTGTATATCAGTCTTAAGTCTTTTATCAGAGAAAGCAGTAACATCGTTGTTAAATGTTGCAGCACCTGCACTTGACATATCTATTGTTAAAGCAGTGATTCCAGAACCACCATCATCACCCTTAATTATAAAATCTTTATCTTGAACTTTTGTTTCTATAACAAAATCACTACTTGAATTTGTTAAGTGTGCAATAGCTGTTCCATCGTCTTTGAATATTATATCAGCACCATCTGCATCAAGCACAATATCTCCACCTGAATCAAGTGTAATCGGGTTTGCTGCTATTGTTACTCCAGTTGTGCCATCATGTGTTAATGTTACATCATTGTCTGCACCCATATTAAGAACAGCAGAGTCTGAAGTTAAACTTAAATCGTCTTGAACTTTTAAATCAACTACTGATAAAGAAGCAAAAGCATCAGCGACTGCTGCTCCACTTCCTGCACCATCTAAATAAACTGCTTTAGTATCTCCAGGAGGAATAGTTACATTAGCACCACTACCTTGTGATATAATTATATTTTGTGATCCACTTGTTCCGTTTTCAATAATATGCACTCTTTTCATCGTATTTGGACCGATAGTAATTGTGCATGCTGAATCTAATGTACCAGTATATTTAATGTACAATGATCTACCAGCATCTGATGATCCATCTGCTATGGTGGTTGCATGAGTGTCTGCATTTGTAGTAATGGCTTCTGTTCCAAAACCTAATGCTTCACCAATTAATTCTAAATTTGTGTTCGTGGATGTACCCCAAGTTCCAGATTCGTCACCTGTGGCTATCTCTTTCAACCTTAAATTATTAACATATGTTGCCATTATGCGACCCTTTCAATCCAATTAGCCAGTTGATCTGGCACAATTAAACTATAAACTTGCTCCTCGCCAGTAGAACCAGTAGCACTAACTCCTGTTAAAGATAACACACAAGAGCCTAGTTGTGCAACTCTATCTGTAGAAATATCTGAGCCAGACAAATTAAGACCCTGTAATGATGATGTATTTGATGCAGTTGCAATAAATCCAGACGCTGAAATACTTACATCAATTATTACTGTTTCACTACCTAATGCAGTAGTTCCAACTACAGTTGTAACTGGTGCTCCAGTTGTTGTGAATAAATCGTAAACAATTGGAGTGTTAGCAGTATAACCCATCAAATTATGATTATAGCACTGGTAATGTAACGTAGGTGCTTTT